ACCGGGGAGAACTTTGTTTGGTAAAGCCATTTTGAGTATCCTTCAAAAGTTGAACAATTGTCTTGTTTTAAGCTGGAATGTCAATGGTGCAATCCAAAAAGATTTGCGCCATCTTTTCTTCGTTGTTGTAGCTGTTATACAGCCACATCACATCTGCTTTGGCAATCCAAAACCCTTCGGCAGGACTTCCCAACACGCCACTGTAGCCATGCAAAGATTGCAGAATCTGATTTGATATTGTAAATCCGTCTTCAATCTGCTGAGTAAAAATCGAAATCTGAAAGACAGGTCGATCAATACCTTTGTTGCTTTGCTGCTGACCCGTATATACAGGCTGATGCACGTTTCTGAGCATCCAAGTAATGAACTTGGGCTGTGTCGCAAAATTTCGGTTAAACGATGCGTACACAGGCACAGGCGTGACAATGTTAGCCAGTTGGTACTGGATAGCTTTGCCGTAAACAACAGGGTTGAGTTGAGTTGCCATTAGACCGCCGTTACTGGATCGTTTCGATAGCAAGTGAACATGACAGTCATCCTATCATTTGACTCACGAGCATTGTCGATGCGCCAATCTTGATTTCGATACGTAATCGAATACAAGTTTTGACTAGCAACAATTGTCTTCATGTTGCGTGTGTAGTTCACAGTGAATGTCACCATGTCTTGATACAGCCGATACTTATCAGCGATCTTGACACTGTTGGCAACATCAGCAACTCTTGCGTAAGTGGCAAACCACAATGTTTGTGTCGTAGATTGCTCTCCAAAATCTGAACTAGCAAAAGCCAGATTGTTGATTTTGATATTTTCAAAACGAGCAATTGCCATGTCACATCACCAGTGGCTTGTACGGACGCAGCAACGTAGTCACGCCAAAAGGAATGTCCTTCAGCTTTGTCTCTGTTGCGTTGGCACGGTTGTTGTACAGGTGTGTCAGCAGCAGCAAAGCGGCTTGCTTAATCACAGGATACGCTGCCAATGGGTTTGCCACAGTGGAGTACTCCACAATGATCGGCGCAGTCATCACCGTGTTTATGTCAGTCGGCAGGTTGTTCACAATTACCTTGTTGCCAGAAGCATCGTAGTAATAGTTGGTGTTTGTGATCGTTTGGAACACAGGCGGGAACGCATCGTTCCAATAACCCACCGAATTGATTGTGACACCGGGCTGACTTGGCGTTGTGTTCTGACTCACCTCTGGCAAGTCCAAACTGATGGGTGACGCTACAAGGCTCTCAGAGCCGTACCAGACGCGATAAGTCACCGGGAGGATAGACATCCCCAAGTAATCTTCAATCGCTTGTCTGGTGGCGATTCCAAGGCTTGCAATGTATGTGTCCTGACTTGTGTCATCAAACAAGTTCAGTTGGTTGGTCATTTCATCAAGAGTCAACCATTGAGTTGAACTATCACGACCAATCTGCTCAACCTTTGCATAGTTGAACGGATTGCGCGTTTGTGCCCCAAAGGGCGCAGCGTATTGATAGTTGTCAACGCTCATGTTTAAGTCTCGATAGAACGAACACCAGCAAAAACGTCACGCACAGTGCTGACCATACGCTTTTCAGCATACATGGTCACGAAACCGGGCGTTGTTTGCTCCATTGCCTGAATGGTCATTTCTTCCACATCAGCAATGGTCATAAAACGAGGCCAGTTTGCAAGATAAATGGACTTGCAGCCCACTGTGCCAGTTGCGTCCAAATATGGGTTTGGAATCACAGGGAAACCATACACATGCAGCAACGAACCAGCTTCAGCCGAGCCAATGTCAGCAAATGAGTAGCCACCACTGCCATGAGCATAGTCACGCAATGTTTGAATGGCTGTTGGGTGCATCATCCAAGCAGTGCCGGGCATAGACCAGTATTGCGCTGGCAAAGCGTTTGCTATTGCCGACAAAGTTTCAGCCTCAAGGCCACCAGTGTTGTTGTAGCCAACAGTGCGGAGAGTATGCAAACCGTTTGTGATGGCTGTACCGCTTGTACCGAAAGCAGCAGCAGCACCAGCAGCGCCGGGATAACTGTTCAGGCCACGCAAACCATCAGTGCCACCAGTGGATGTGGTGGTCGAACCTGCTTGGTCATTGTTCAGGCCGCACGATGCGCCTTCCAGTTGAGCAAATTCCATCATCAGGTCTTCAACCAATTCAGATTGCAGACCATTGACATCAGACAGAACAGCCGAGCGAACAGGCATCTGTGCCGTAATCACGCGAGTCGGCAACTGCCAAATGCTTGTGTCAATGTTCGGTGAACCACTGTTGGCGTTAATTGTGTAACCCCAAGGGTTTGTGCTGTTTGCAGCGTTACCAGTTTTGGCAACAAACTGAACAGCGGAATTACCGGGAACCTTGATGTTCCGTGCGCCTTGGCGAAACGGGTTTGCATAACGCAGGGTAGCGAATGCGTCATCAAAGTGAGTGCGACCACCGACATTCAAGCCTGAACCAGTGATAGCAGATGCCTCGCGCAAGTCAATCGTGACTTTATCGCCAGTTTCCAATGTTTGCTTAATTCCAGACAGGATGCGTTCGGTGATGGTCATAACAGTTCCTAAATTGTTGGCACAAAAAGGAGGGGGAATTACCCCCCTCCGTTTTATCAGGTCGCAGTGCCTGTCGAGCGATAGCGCACCAGTGCGTTTGGATCACGAACTGATACCGCAAGCCTCTTTTCCCCGAAAAATGTAATAAATCCGGGTAATGTTTGGTCGTAGCGGCGCATCACCATGTTCAGACGATCAATGATGGTGTGACCACGGCTCCAATCGCCAAAGTACATTGGGTACAGGCTAGTAGTGCCAGCAGAACCAGTTGTGGCTTGGCTTGGGTTGTCCAAGTACTTGTTCATTACCACATCAAAGCCGAGCATTTGACCAATGATGCCATCGGGGTTCAACGACTCAGTAGAGTTGAAGATTGGACGGCCATTGGTGTCTTGCAGACCACGGATAGCTTGAGCCAAGATTGGGCTGACCATGAACTTGGCGTTCGTAGTCCAGTACTGTTGTGGCAAAGCGTAGATCGTGTTGATAACGTCTTTGTACTGGATGTTGTTAGCACCCACAGTGTTGGCGTTGGTGGTGATCTGGTCGTAAGTAGCCAGCGAATGCAGACCGCTTGTAGAGCCAGTACCAGAAGTGCCGAACGCAGCAGTAGACGATGTACCACCAGTGTAGGTAGCGTTAGAACCAGCGTACTGATCCAGACCACGCAGACCGTTTGTACCACCGTAAGGGTTGGTGCTGGACTGAGCGGCTTGGTCATTATTCTGAATCATCGAAAGTGCCTCGCTCTGGGCGAATGAGGCCAGCATGTCATCAACAACAACAGCTTCCAAACCATCAATGTCATCCAGCGCAGCAGTACGGATTGGGAACTGCACGTTCAAGTCTTGCAGAACCAATTGCCAGATGCTGGTGTCTTCAGTAGTGGCTGCACCGTTGTTCTGGATCGCATAGCCCCATGCTTCACCCGGGTTGCCCGTGCGCACACGAAACTGGTACGAGGAACCGTCAGTTGCCACAGTGCGCGACAGACCACGCATTGGGTTCATCAGACGCAGTGCTGTAAAGGTAGGATCGTAGCCAGTACGACCACCCTTGCCATCACCACCACCTGTCAGAGCCGAGGCTTCTTTCAGGTAAGCGTCCATTTGGCTTTCGTCTGCAAAGATTTGCAGTTCTTTTTCCAAACGGCTGTTGCCTTTGTAGAAAGTAGCCAATTGCTCACGCACAGAACGGTTCACATCTTGGCGAACGGTCTTGGCAGGGGCGCGAATGAACTCAGGCATCTGGATAGAAGCAACTTTAGCTTCCAGAGCAGCGACTTTTTCAGCCATTTCAGCTTTGACAGCCTCAACAGCAGCGGGGATTTTTGCTTCAACAGCAGTGATGCTTTCGGCTTGTTTAGCTTCGATAGCATCCAATTTTTCGATGATTTCTTTGGACATGATTTAACCTTTAAGGCGTTGGTCAAGGAGTTTCAGAAGTTCACGTTGCTCAAGAGCCGCGAGAATTTCCGCTTCGGTTGCCTCCGCATCAGAATCACTCTGAGTTGGCGCATTTTCAATAGGCTCCTTTACAGCATCACGCTGCTCAATCACCGTCTTGAATACAGATGCGGCGGCAACCGACATCTGCTTGGACAGACCTGCATCCCGCAAGGCTTCTTCCAATACTTTCAAGTCAGCAGAACCATCAGGTCGGAAATACTCCAACTTTTTGATTTCTGCCTTCATGTTATTTGGGTGCATCACTACGCTGGTTTCACGCAAACCACCTTTGGTGATTTGGAAATAACCAGACTCGTATGGGTCATCAGAACCAATAGTCATTGGCGTACCGTCTTCTTTGACCCACTGATATTCTTCAGCATAAGCGCCAACAGAAACGCCGCCAAACATATTGGGGCTTTCTTTCATCACTTGGTACAAATCAGAGCCAGCAGTGGTGTTGACGTACAGACGGCCGCAAGCATTCATGCCATCGTCATCCATCTCAAAACTCGTCCACTCCCCAACGGGAATAGCATCTGAATTGTGGTTGACGTACATTGGAAGTGGTCGGCCCATCTTGGCAAACTCGCTAGCCCATTGCATAAAGCCTTCTGGCTTGTAGAAGAACTTGCGACCATCAGCGCCTTCTCGCGCACCCCAAGTCGTGATACGAGCCTCAATCAGTCCAGACGATTCGCCGCTTTCGGCTTTCTCGTTCAAGTTCAGTTTGGCTTCGCAGATTAGATTCAATGTCTTCATTGATTGCCCCTAAAGCAATAGATTGATTATTGTCCTGTATTTTAGGGGGTTGCCCTAGCAATACAGGCAACTGTTTTGTAGGTCGCTTGACCTGTTTCGCTAATGCTAACAGATATTGTGTATCAGTACGCATTTTTAATCAAGTTGTACCGATGTTCATCTTTTTGGTCTGATTGCCACCGCCGCCACCAGTATCTTGGGCGCTTGAGCCGGGTACAGGTTCAGCATCTTTGGCATCTTTGACCAACTCGTCACCACCCTCAACAGATGGCAAATTCATGTAGTTACGTGCTTCGTTTGGTGTCATAATGCCACCCTTTACGCCAGCAGTCGCAAAGTTCATCTGGTCCAAAGGCGCACCCTTCAAGAAGTCCTTGGTGTCAAACTCGACACACAGAGAAGGATAGCCATCAAGCAAATGCTGCGTCAATTTCTGCTGAATATTGACGATTGTCGGGTACATGGTGGTTTTGTAGAACTCGTCCAACGCCGTTTGGCTGTTGTTGAACTTGCCATCATGGATGCCGATCATGGAAGGCGGCACACCAAACAAACCACAGATGCGGCGCATGGTCTGTAGCTTCAAAGCAGCGGCATCAGCGTCTTGCAGCGTCAGCATCTCCAGCTTCTGATACTTCATGCCCTGATCCAGCAACATGCCTTGACCCGGCTTGCTTGGGTCGCTGGTTTTGCTGCCTGTCATGTTGTTCCACGCCTCTTTAAGACGGGCGGCAATCTCTTTGTACTTGCCATCAGGAATAATCTGGTCGGTCACAAACATGCCAGATGGTTTTGCGCCATTCTGCATGACAAAGTTGGCGTACAAGTCAATGTCTTGGTCCAAGCCAACCAACTCAGTTGCCAAAATCGCCTTGTTGAAACCAGCCGAGCCTTGCCACGCCATTTCCTTGCTGTGCATGACTTGGTAATACTTGAACTCATGGTCTTTGTTGAAACCATAGCTAGGCGTAGACAGACGGAAGGTCGGATAGCGTGTAGGCGTGATGTTCACCGCAATCAGCGTTGAATCCAGCACATACATTTCCAATGGTGTTTCGGTCGAACTGTTCTGGTCTTTTCTCCACCACAGGGTAAAAGCCTCACCAGACAATTCGTACCACATTAACCACTGATACCAGAACTCGTATTTGCTCTGGAAGTTGTTGGGCGTATTCAGCAGCTTGGCAACTTGCTTGGCCTTGGCCTTGTCTCGCGTACCAACACCCTCGCCACGGATGGCATCAACGGTTTTACCGTCTGCTGTCTCGCAGCAAATCTTGATTGGCAACTGAGCCAAAGCCCGTGCTTTCACGCCCACACACGACATGATGGTGCTGTTTCGCGTCAGCACCGACATATCCACCGGGCGACCAGCAGTTGTGGTGCTGGCAGTGGTCACATAGAGGATTTGAGTGTTTACGCCGGCACGTTTGTCACTGCCTTGATAAACAATGTTGTTACCCAAGGCTGTCTGACCGAACAACGTATTGCTCTCA